ATGGCAAAGATAAAACTATACTTGGATACAAGAAACTCCAAAAGAGGTGAAGAATCACCATTGAAATTGGCGATAAGAAACAAGAACACATCTTCTTTTATTGGGTTGGGTATATCTCTACTTCCGTCGCAGTGGGACGTGCGTACTGAAAAGGTGATTTCCCACCCAAGAAGGGCATCCTACAACGCATATATATCACAAAGGAGACTTGATGCACAAGAAGTCATTTTAGACCTCATGAGAAGCGGAAAAATAGATTCGATGTCTGCGTCAGACATAAAGAAACATATCGAAAAGATGCTTTCGCCGGATGAAGAAGATGAACAGAAAGGAACGTTTGTCGATAGCTTCCTTAAATTCATATCCGAAAAAAGCAATCCACGTACAAAAGAAGTATATGAATATACTATCTCACGTATTCATAAGTTCTGCCCGGATGCGGATTCGTTGAACTTTGAGGATGTCACAAAAGAATGGCTTACTTCATTTGAAAACTTCCTTGCACAGACCTCACCATCCAAAAACGCCCGTAATATTCATTTGCGTAACATTAGGGCTGTTTTTAATTATGGGATAGATAATGAACTTACAACTGCATACCCTTTCCGTAAATTCAAAATCAGGGGTGTTCCAACTGCCAAACGCTCTTTGACCGTGGAGCAACTCAGAACCCTTTTTGGTTACCCCGTCGAGCCTTTTCAGGAGCAATATCTAGATATGTTCAAACTTATATTCTTTTTGATAGGAATCAATACCGTGGACTTGTTCAGGTTGAAGCCTGACAACCTCCAAAATGGCCGATTGACGTATATACGGGCAAAAACAGGCCGGATGTATGATATAAAGGTGGAACCCGAGGCTATGGAAATTATAAATAAATACCGTGGCAAAAATTACCTTATAAATGTGCTTGACAGGTATGACAATTACAAGGACTATGCAAAAAGGCTTAATGATAATTTAAAGCATATAGGGGAAGTAAAACGTTGCGGGCTTGGTGGGAAAAAAGTAATAACCCCCATATTTCCTAACCTGACAACATACTACGCCCGCCATACTTGGGCTACTTTGGCGTATTCTTTGGATATACCAAAGGAAACCATTTCATCTGCACTTGGCCATGAGATAGGAAGTCGTATAACGTCCATCTACATTAACTTTGACCAAAAGAAAGTTGATGAAGCCAACAGAAAGCTAATAGATTATGTATTATACGACAAATAGAAAAGATGGCCCAATATTAATATATTGAAAATGAATATATTGACATGTATTTTTAGCGTAAATTATAGCCTATTTGGTCCGGCCTGAAAATGTATTATATAAAAACAAGAAAAAGTTGTATATAAAATAGCGTAGATTTTGTATTCCTATTCACGGGAAAAAATCTATATGAGATTCCAATATAAAACCGACAGCAACCGGCAATAATCCATATACGGGATATTGTCGGTACTGTCAATCAGCTCATTTATATAATCTTCTTCTTGCATATTAAGATATTATGTATCCACAAACATTTTTTTCATTTCGAGTATGTCTTCCGCTTTTATTGTCACCTTTCCCAATTCACCGACAAGCATGTCTAACAGCGGATTATGAGGAAGATTCAGCACAAATTCACCCTTACCTACGGTAATGGGAATAATCCCAATTTTATATTCCTGCACATCCATTTCCTTGAATAAGTCAATAAGCATGTCGATGGCGGCATCTGTGTCAATCACTCCATTTTCATCCCCCACGAAAAGCATGATACGCTCCACCATGCTGTTTATTTTTAAATCTTCTTTCGCAAGGTAATTGTAAAGTCCACGCTTTAGTATGACCCTTGTTTGTGGTTTCTTTGGAAACAGGGCATCAATCTTACTCCCAGTCCAATTTTTTATGGCTTCTTTTATTCCCTCTTTCAATTTTATAACATCCGATGTTTCCATGATTATTTCTTTTTAGGTTTCCCGTTTTTCATATCGATGAACTCCTGCCAGGTCATGTCACTGTGTTCCGTCATATACTCCCGGAACAGCGCGTCCCTTTTGGCTGTTTCTTCCTTGGCAGCCCTTGACATCCTCTTCACGAACGAAAGTTGTTGTTCCAAGATGGCTTTCCCTTCCGGTGACGATTCTATCCGTCCCTTGACAAGCATAAGGATTTCAGCGTTTACCATTTCCTGAATGGCCACACTGTTTTCATAATATTCTTTGTTGTTCACCAATACAGATTTTTCCTGCTCGTTAAGAGAAGATACAATCTTGTCTATCTCATCCCATAACGGCGTGGATGTCCTTTGATGCCCGGGAACGGGTTGAACAGGCATATTCCTTAACTCTTGCAATTTCTGTGCATACATTTCATTCTGCCGTTCAAGTTGTTCCAAACTCGGCCGGTTCCCTAATAACGGGTCATTTTCAAACATTCCCATGATAATATCTTTGTTAGTGGTTTTTAATGGAAAGTGGTATCGCCCCCGAAGGGGCTTTACCACTAACGCTTCTTCCTGCGTGCCGGTTTTACGCCGTCGGTGCTGTGCCCTGCCTGCGTGCGCAATCGCATCCGAAAGGGTTTGCACCCTCCAATACCGTTGTTGTCGGTGTGCTCGGCAAACCTACCACACCATAAATGGCACGACAAGTCTTACGGTCCGTATAACACATGCTTTCTTTCAAAACGCCTTCCAATCCCATTTGGATAATCTTGTTTTGATAAAGGTTGGCGATTTCCATGCCATACACTTTCTTATCCAATTCACAGAACTTCTCCGAGTAACGCTCGTTGAGCGTGTCATACAAGTCTCTCTGTCCCTTGTACAGTCCGAATGCGGCCGTATTCAGTTTTTCGCTCATGTGGTCATACAGGTCACGGGAAGCCTTATAGTTTCCAAAGTCTCCTTCCACTTGAGACTTCCACAGGACAAACTTTTCAGCCACGTCCGTATCCCGGTGGGCATACATCTGTTCCATGGTGTTCACTTTCAGCCCCCAAATGGTGTTGGTTAACGCAATGGCATCCTCACACTCCTTTTCCCATGCCTGAAAGGCTGTAGGAGCCGCACCGGAACGTCCTGCAATGGCATCACTGACGGTGTTGATATTCACGTTTTCAGGCATTCCTCCACCGATTCCCAATCCGCTTCTACGGGATGCACCCCACAAGCCCAAAGCTGTTCCGGCAATACCGAAGCCCAACGCCGTTCCGGCCATGCTCTTGGAAGCATACTCTTTCTTACCGTCCTCGTAGACTTTCTTTTCCACGATTTCTTTCTTCTCTGTATCCATAATTAAATCTATTTAATCCGGCCAATATTAACCGTATCACAAAAATACATTAGGATAAAAAACTGCAGAATTTTTAAATTCCGGTAAAAAAGAAACAATTACCTGAAAAGTAGAAGTTAATTTTTACCCCCCCCATTTGTTAAATTACGTTTAATTGTATGATTCAAAATAAACGCTATTGTTTTTGTACAAAGTCCTGTCTTCATTTTGATTCGTTCATAAATGTATTGCCTTGAAATTACATCGGTCAACTCTCCGAGTTCCGCACGTATTTCCGCGTAAATCTCATGCACCTTATCATCCCTAAGTACGGTACTTTCTCTCCTGTTTTTTCCGGAAAATCTTGTCATAACAGATTTTATTACTAATTTTGCATTGCCAATAAACAATAAAAAGACACTTGTCACCCACCGAGGATATTTCCCCGGCACTGGGTGATAAGTGTCTTTTTGCTTGTCTAATTGTTTATTGGCGTAAACAAGAGAGTGCCGGGGACTTTTTATACTCCCGTCCCCGAAGGAGTAAACATTACTTTTTCAGCCTGTACACAAACTTCCCGAATCCTATAAGGATACAAACGACCACGGCCACGAGCGCAAATCCCCCATAGTGCAGCTTCGTTTCCTCCCACTGGGAAAGCTTCCGCTCCACAGGATAAGGAACGCCCACGCTGTCCGTCCTCACCGACACCAACGTGTCCCTCACCACGCGCTCCCTCCAGTGCGTCCGGTACTTGTATTCCGTCCTATACACCGTGTCCCTCTCCGTCCTCAATTCTATGTGAATCGAATCCTTCAGGTAAACGCTGTCCGCAGACCACCGCGCCCCATGCACGTTGTCCACCCTCACCGTCTCCACCGGCACGTACTGCACCCGTGCACATCCGCACATGGCAAACAACGACAGCCCCACCACGAGCCAGAACACCGGCACCATCAGCCAAGGCCAAAACACCCTAAAAAATCTATTCATATCCATACCGTTGTTAATTTATAAAACCAACGCCCGTGCCAACATCCAGGCACCCACGGCCAACATCAGGAAAACCGACCAAGGCGGCAAGCCCTTCCCATCATCCCCGCCCCCGTCGTCAATCATCGGCCAATACTCCTCACTCGTTCCCATGATTACACGATATTGAAGAACCTGTCAGCCTCCCATTTCCTCCGCTTCACCAGTCCGTCAAGCTTCCGCTTCTTCCCGGCCACAGTGGCATACACCCACCTCATGAACTCCGCACGCACCTCCGCATCGGGGGCGCAAGCCCGTATTTTTTTCAAAAGTGTGGAACCGGCCAACGCGTCGCACCCAAGGTTGTACGCGAAGTCCACCAATGCGTCGAACTTGTTCTGACGCTCCGTCACGCCTAATTTGTCCACGAATGCCTCATATTCTGCCAAGTCAC